ACCCGGTTGATGCTGGCCAACTGCGCGGCGCGTCCCGGTTTGCGCCGGCATTGGTCAAGCTTTTCCTGCTCGACCAGTACGACGACGCTGAACTGGACCGCAAGAAGGTGGCCGCCATGTTCGTCGGCTTCGTGCGCCGCCCGGCGCCGGAGCTGAAGGACCCGCTGGAGCACGACGCCCGCGGCGAGCCGCTGTTGCCGCTGGAACCTGGCCAGCTGCAGATGCTCGACGACGGTGAGGACATCACGTTTTCCAGCCCGGCCGATGTCGGTGGCTCCTACGAGGCGTTCCAGTACCGGACCCTGCTGCAGGTATCGGCCGCGTTGGGAATGCCTTACGCCAACGTCACCGCCGACATGCTGAAGGCGAACTACTCGAACACCCGGGCGGCCCTGCTGGAGTTCCGCCGCCGCGTCGACGCGTTCCAGCACGCCGTTATTGTATTCCAGTTCTGCCGACCGGTGTGGCGGCGCTGGATCGACCTTGCCGGATTATCCGGCACAGCACCCGCCGCTGCGGGAGATCCGCCCGTCGGCGCCGACTGGCTGCCGCCGCGCTGGGACTGGGTCGACCCGATCAAGGACATCCGCGCAGAGGTCGAGGCGATCGACGCCGGGCTGAAGTCCCGCTCGCAAGCCATCTCCGAGCGCGGCTACGACGCCGAGCAGGTCGACGCCGAGATCGCCGCCGACCACGCCCGCGAGCAGCGGCTTGGCATCGGGTTCGCCAGACCGGCGCCGGTGCCGCCTGGAGCGCCCGTCGTGCCCGGGAACGAACCGGGCCAGGGCGTTTCTGAGCCAGGCACCGCCGCAACCGAGTGACGCCATGACCGACCTGCCGCACCTGGCAGCGCGCCTATACGGCACGCCGCTCATGATCGCGCGCCCGAAGCTGGCCGCCATCCTGGAGGCGCTCGGCCCTCGACTGGCGGGCGGCTCGTTGCCGTTGCCGTCGGGCGCTACTGACCGTCCGGCGCCGCAGGTCATCGAGCCAGGCATCGCTGTGGTACCGGTGCTCGGCACCCTGGTGCGGCGATCCTCATACCTGGCCGCCGCGTCAGGACTCACGGCTTACGCCGACATCGGCGACGAGATCGAAGCTGCCTTGTCGTCCGCTGACGTCCGGGGAGTGCTGCTCGAGCTCGACACGCCCGGGGGCGAGGCGGGCGGGGTGTTCGATCTGGCCGACCGGCTCAGCGAACTCCAGCGCGCCAGCGGGAAGCCGATCTGGGCAATCGCCGACGAGGCGGCTCTCTCGGCCGGTTACGCGATCGCGTCGGTCGCCGAGCAGATCTGGCTGACCCGCACCGCGGAGGTCGGATCAATCGGCGTGGTCGCGGTCCATGTCGACCAGAGTGCAGCCGACCGACAGGCCGGTCTTGCCTACAGCTTCGTTCACGCCGGGGCGCACAAGATCGACGGCTCCCCGCATCTGCCGCTGTCGGACTCGGCGCGCGCCCGGATCCAGGCCGACGTCGACGCGCTGAACGACGCCTTCGTCGATCTGGTCGCCCGCAATCGCGGGATCACAGCCATCGTCATTCGGCAGACCGAGGCCGCCACGTTCCGGGGCGAGCGCGCAGTTGCCGCCGGGCTCGCCGACCGGATCGGCAGCTTCGATGCCGTGCTGACCGCATTTGCCGAGCGGCTTGGCCGGCCTCGGTCCATTGCCGCCAGAGCGTTCCCTCACGTGAAGGAGACTCCCATGAAGACGGGCTTGCCCGAACAACCGCCTGCGGGTGCTGATGCACTCGAGCCGGCCATGATCGTTGAGACCGCAGCACCGGTCGTGTCGGCCGCCGCCGACGCGGGCCTCGCAGTACAGCTCCGCGCTGAGATGGCCGAGCTGATGACCGTCGCCGCCCAGGCCGCACGCCTCGGCGTCACCGTCGACGCCGCCGAGGCCATGCGCCGCGGCTTCGACCCGGCAGTGCTCCGCCGCAGCGTGCTCGACACGCTCGCGTCCCGCGACGCCGGTCTCGACATCGTGGCGGCGGCTCCCGTCGCAGGACCAGCGTCGGCTGGCGAGCGCCCCGCACCGTCCGCCGACAGCCCGCTGCTCCGGGCAGCCCGGGCCGCTGCCGCCGCCGGCCGGGAGGGCTGATCCATGGCCACTGTCCTGACCGCGCCCAGTGTCCTGGGCGACCTGGTGAAGCGCGAGTTCGACCGCGACTACACCCGAGAGACTGTGACGCTTCGTGCCGGCAGCTCCTATCCGATGGGCGCGGTGCTCGGCCGTGTAACGGCAGACGGCACCTACGCGCTGTCGCCCGCCGCGGTGACCGTCGGCATCGAGGGTGCGGAACTCGCGTCCGCCGTGCTGCTGAACACCACCGATGCGACCGCCGGCAACACCGAGGCCGTGGTGCTCGCGCGCGGGCCCGTCGTCCTCGCCGATGCCGCGCTCGTGATGGACGCCTCGGTCGACGATGCGACCAAGCGCGCCGCGAAGCTGGCCGAACTCGCCGCTCACGGCCTCGTCGCCCGCCTGGCCGTCTGAACCCTCATCATTGCGAACTCTGGAGGTCCGACCCGTGACCGTGATCGTCAACCCCTTCGACGGCGGCGGCTACACGCTGGCCGAGATGACGGCGGCCATTCAGCTGCTGCCCAACCGCTATGGAAGACTTGGGGGCCTGGGCCTGTTCACGCCCGAGCCCATCAGCCAGCGCCAGGTCACCGTCGAGCAGATCGAGGGCGAGCTGCGCTTGCTGCCGGCCGTGGCCCCCGGGGCGCCCGCGACCGTCGGCTCGTCCGAGACCGCCAGCATGCGCTCCTTCACCGTGCCGCACATCCCACACAACGACGTGGTGCTGCCCGAGGAGGTCCAGGGCAAGCGTGGCTTCGGGCTCGCCGCCGCCGAGGATCCGCTCGCCCAGGTGATGATGCGCAAGCTCACCCGCATGCGCTGGAAGCACGCCCAGACGCTGGAGTACATGCGGGCCAAGGCGCTTCACGGTATCACCAAGGATGGTGCGGGCCGGACCGTCTATGACTGGCACGCCGAGTTCGCGATCACGGCCAAGTCGGTCGACTTCAAGCTCGGCACCGAGACCACGGACGTGCTCGGCAAGTGCCGAGAGGTGCTGCGCCACGTCGAGGAGAACCTGAAGGGCGAGAGCATGACCAGCGTGCACGCCCTGGTCAGCCCCGGGTTCTGGGACAAGCTGATCGTCCACAAGCGGGTGGAGGAGGCCTACAAGTACTTCGAGGCGAACGCCGGGTTGAACCCGCTCCGACAGGACCTGCGGACCGGCTTCCGCTTCGGCGGCCTCGCCTTCGAGGAGTATCTCGGCACCGTCACGCTATCGACCGGTCAGACCGACAGCCTGCTGACGGTCGGTGAGGGCATCGCCTTCCCGATGGGGACGACCGACACCTTCCGGACGTTCTTCGCGCCGGCCAACCTGATGGACGCGGTCGGTACCTACGGCCAGGAACTGTACGCCTATCAGATCGCCCGCGAGAACGGCACCGGCATCGATGTCTACAGCCAGTCGAACCCGCTGCCGATCGTGAAGCGCCCGGCGCTCGTCGTCCGGCTCTTCAGCTCGAACTGACGCGGGCGGGGTCGACATCATGACCGGATGGGACGATCTGGCCGCCATGGTCGGCGGCGCCGCGCGGGACGCGTTCGCCACCACGGTGCTCTATCGGCCGCAGGTCGGCGATCCTGTCACCATCGCCGCCATCTTCCATGCCGAGCATGCCGAGGCCGGGCTCGCCGGCGGCGTGCCGGTGACCACGACGGCCCCCGTGCTGGACGTCCTGCTCGCCGACCTGCCGGTCGAGCCGGAGGAAGGCGACACGCTGACGGTCGCCGGCAGCGACTACCGCGTGGTCGACATCCGCACCGACGGCATGGGTGGGGCAAAGCTGATACTGCATCGGGTGCAGCCATGACCCATCCCCGTAGTCAGATCCGCGACGCCGTGCAGACACAGCTCGCCGGTGCGGCACCACGGACGGAAGCGGGCGACCGCGTACACGTGAACCGCACCACACCGCTGTTCGCCAAGGCGCTGCCCGCGATCCTGGTCTATGCCCGCGACGAGCGGGTCGACGGCACGCCGGACGGCCCGGGCGGCCCGACACGCCGTGTGCTCGAACTCGCCATCGAGATCGTCGCCGCTGGCGAGCAAGCCGACGGTCAGGTGGACCGCATCGCCGCCGATGTCGAGACTGCCTTCGAGGAGGAAGACACCCTCGGCCGGCTTGCCGAGTCCATGCGGCTGTTGCGCACCGATATCGATATCGACGGTGACGGCGACACACCCATTGTCGTCGCCCGGCTCGGCTACGAGGTGGTGTACTGGACGGTCCGCGAAGCGGATGAGGAAGCTGTCGCTCCAACGGATGTTCGGCTGAAGATCTACTCGCCGTTCGGGCCGCCGGTCGAGCCAGAGTACCAGTCGCTGACCAGTTTGATGCTGCAGACCTGATGGGCGAGCGGCTGCATCTGAACCGTGACGTCGCCGACATCGAGCGACGGCTCGGCTGCATGGCGCTCTACGGCACAATCGCCGAGGCCGACTACACCGCCGCCCGCGTGCGGGTTCGGAGCGGGCCGATCCTCAGCAACTGGCTGCCGTTCCTGACCTCCCGCGCCGAGGGCGACGTCACCTGGCATCCGCCCGAGATCGGCGAGCAGGTGCTCGTCCTCTGCCCTGGCGGCGAGCTGAACCAGGGCTGCGTCCTGGGCGCGCTCTATCGTGCAGCAGCACCTGCGCCGGCCGACCGGGTCGAGGTGTCGACCACGGTGTGGAAGGACGGGGCGTTCGAGCGCTACGACCGGGCCGGGCACCACTACCGCCTCGAGGTGCCGGCCGGTGGCTCGATCACGTTCGCCATCGGCGTCAGCGAACTGGTCATGACCGCCGACAACGTCACTGTCCGTGCCACGCGGATCGATTTGAACTAGCCATGTCCGCGTTCCGGTTCTTTGTGAGCCTGCTGTACGAGGGCGTCCCAGCTGTCCGGTGGGTTCCCTCGGTCCAGCATTTTCTGGAAGACCGTGTAGGCGTCGTTGCGCGCACCTCGGGTTCTCAGCGTCTTCTCGTCGTTGACCCAGGCATAGACGATGATCCGGGCACGGGCGTCATATCGGAAGAACAAGCGGAACCGTTGGCCGATCTTGATCCGGCGCCAATGCCGGTGCGCTTTGCCGAGCGTATTGCCCTGTCGGTGTACGTCGGCGCCGGGGTTGCTCGGGACCACCTCGAACATTGCGTGCCGCAATGCCAGGAGCAGCTTGGCGTTGGCGTTCAAGGGTTCGGGTTCACTGATCACTCCGGCCGCTGCGGCCAGACGATCCAACTGCTCGACCAGACAGTCATGGAACAGCAGCGTCCAGCCATGCCGCTGCATCAGAGGGCAACGTCACCGTCGATCAGCTCGTCGATGTCGACCGGCCCGTCGGGGAGAGCCGTCAGCGCAGCGGCCAATCTCTCCGGCAGGGCGCCGACGTTGCGCCCCGACCGGATGTCCTGGGCCAACACTTCGAGGAACGCCTCGATCGCCGGATCGGCATGCGGTTCCTCCTCGGCTCGGGTCACGATGACGTCGTCGCCGCGTAGGTCGAAGGATATGCGGCTGCCGGCGTCGACGCCGAGCGCCTGACGGACCGCCTTGGGCAGGGTGACCTGTCCCTTCGACGTGATGGTGGCGGTTGCATGTACGTTCGGCATGGTCGGTCTCCTCGCCTGTTGAACGTAAGGAATTGTCCTTACTAAATCAAGGTGCCCATGCCCGCCGTCGCCCGTCTCGCCGATCTCTGCACCGGCCACGGCTGCTGGCCGGCTCGCCCCAATGCCGAGGGCAGCCCGGACGTGTTCGTCAACCGCAGACCGGCGCATCGCCAGCATGACGCCTGGCTGCCGCACACTTGCCCGGACATTCCAGAGACCCATGCGAGCGTGCAGGCTGCCGGCAGTCGCACGGTTTACGTCAACGGCCGCCAACTGGCGCGTATCGGCGACCCCGTCGCCTGCGGTTCGGCGGTCGCGACCGGCAGTCCGGACGTCTTCGCGGGAGACTGATCCATGGAAGGCATGGATGCCACCACCGGTGCCGCGCTCGCCGGCATCGACCATCTGCGCCAGTCGATCCGCGACATCCTGACCACGCGCATCGGGACCCGGGTGATGCGCCGGGACTACGGCTCGGATCTGCCGGGACTGATCGACCGGCCGATGTCGCCGGGGCTGCGAGTGGAGATCTTCGCTGCTACCGCCCGGGCACTTCGACGGTGGGAGCCGCGAGTTCGCGTCGAGCGGATTGCGGTCACCGAGGCGGTGCCGGGTCGCCTCACCATCGAGCTCGTGGTCCGCCACCTCCCGGACGGCCGCACCATCACCCTCGACGGCATCACCGTGGAGTAGCGCGTGACCGACGCCGCGATCGATCTGTCGCGCCTGCCGGCCCCGACGGTTGTCGAGGCGATCGACTACGAGACGGTGCTGGCAGCCTTGAAGGCGGATCTGGTTGCCCGGTGGCCGGATTACACGGCCGATCTGGAGAGCGATCCCGCTATCAAGTTGCTGGAGGTCGCCGCCTATCGGGAGGTGCTGCTCCGCCAGCGCGTCAACGACGCGGCGCGCGCGGTCCTGGTGGCGACCGCGATCGGGTCCGACCTCGATCACCTCGGCGCTCTTCTGAACGTCGCTCGTCTGGAGGTCGAGGCAGCAGCACCGAACGCGACGCCACCGAGAGTGGCGATGATGGAGGGCGACGAACGGTTCCGCCAGCGCATCGTCCTTGCCCTCGAGGGCTATCCGACAGCCGGGTCGCGGCAGGCCTATCGGTTCCACACGCTGTCGGCGTCCTCCATGGTCAAGGACGTGTCGGTGGCGAGCCCAGCACCGGGGCTGGTTCGCGTGACCATCCTGTCGACGCTCGGCGACGGCACTGCCGATGCGGGGCTGATCGCGACGGTCCGCTCCGCGGTATCAGCCGACAAGGTGCGGCCGCTCACCGACAGCGTCAGCGTGGTATCGGCGACCGTGATCCCCTACACGGTTGCGGCGCAGCTGCGTGTTCGATCGGGTCCGGATCCTGATCTGGTTCGCGCCGAGGCTCTGGCTGCCGCGTCGGCCTATGTGGCGGACCGCCATGCGATCGGGGCGGAGGTTGCGGTGTCGGGCCTGCTGGCGGCACTGCACCAGCCCGGGTGCCGCACGGTCGCTCTGCTGGCACCGGCGACGGATCTGATCGTGGCTGAGGACGAGGCTCCGTACTGCACGGGCATCGACATCACGGTCACGGTGGATGACGCGCGATGACAGCGTCCCTGCTGCCGTCGAACGCGAGTGCGGCCGAGCAGGCACTGGCTATCAGTCTGGCCCGCCTGTCGGACATCCCGGTGCCGAACCGGGATCTCTGGAACCCGAGGACCATCCCGGCGCATCTGCTGCCTTGGCTGGCTTGGTCGTTGTCGATCGGCGAGGAGTGGGCTCTGGCGACAACTGAGGCGGAGCGCCGCTCGATGGTTGCTGCCGCGGTCGAACTGCACCGCTACAAGGGCACGCCTTACGCTGTCCGGCGGGGTCTGGTGAGTGCCGGGTTCCGGGACGCCACGGTGCAGGAAGGCCAGGCGGTTCTCCGCCACGACGCCACGGTCCGACGTGACGGCACGGAGGACTACAACGTCGGTCGCCGCTGGGCGCTGTTCTCCGTCACCCTGGACCTCGGCAACGACAAGGGGTTCGACCCGGAAGTCGCACGGCTTGCCCGTATCGCGATCGACGTTTGGAAGAACGCCCGCTCGCACCTGCGCAGCCTCGAGCTACGGGCGACGCTGTCGGAGAACCGAACAACAGTCGCGGCGGCCTCGCCGATGCTGCGTGCTGGGTTGGCTCTGGCCAGCCGGCGTCCCGGGTTCCGCGACGGGACACATCGGCGCGCTTCGCCGGCCCGTGTCCTCCACGACGGTGTGTGGCGGTACGGGGTACTCGCATCTCGGACTGGTGCCGTGCAGTGGGTGGGGCTCAGTTTTGGGACCGCTCGGATCACGACCAGACTGGATGTCGGTCTGGGACTGGAAGGACGACGCGTCCAGGGTGTCTGGCGCGACGGCTCGGTCCGGTTCTCCGGTGCCATGCGAAGGGGATTCGCCGACGCCCTGGAACCGCAGCCGCGGATGCTGGCGCTCAGGCTCGACGATACCCGCGGAGCGTGGCCCGAGATTCCGGGGTTCCTCGTCTACCCGGACCCCGATGCCTGGGCCGGCGGCCGACCACTCGACGGACCGGTCTATGGTTCCGCCGTGAGGTCCCATCCGCGTGACGGAACCGTAATCCGCGACTCCACCCGCCACTTCGGGCCGAACGAACTCACCTACTACACCCAGCAGGGCAACACGGTGCTGCAGACCGTCTGGGACTACGACCAGACCCAATGGGACGGCAACACCACCGAATGGGATGATTGACCCTTGGCCAGTGCCGTTGATCCCACGGTGCCGAGAACCGGCAACGCCGATACCGCGCGCCTGCGCCGCCAGTTCGCAACCATCAAGGCGGAACTCGAGGCCCTGCAGGATCAGTTGGTGGGGTTGGAGGCGGCGCTCGCTGCCGGCATCGCATTGCCGGCCGATGCGGTGCGCCTGACACAGTTGGCCCAGGTCGCCCTGTCGGGGTCGTACTTCCACCTTCAGCACCGGCCGACGATCCCCGGCAGCGCTGGCGATATCGGCGCTGTTCCGCTGGCTGGCGGCACGCTGACCGGCCCGCTCACGCTTCACGGCAACGCGACTGCGGCGTTGATGCCGGTGACGTTCCAGCAGGCTCAGGGTCTGATAACGGCACTCCCGCAGGTCGCGCGGACGGGCGTCTATTCAGACCTGACGGGGCGGCCGGCATTGGGCACGGCGGCGGCGCAGAACGTCGAGGCATTCGCCGGTGCCGCCCAGGGCGCGAAGGCCGATACCGCGGTGCAGCCAGCCGACCTGGCCCCCGTCGCCACGTCAGGGAGCTACGGCGACCTGGTGGGTGTCCCGGTCCTGGGGACCGCCGCCTCCACCGACGCCACCGCCTACGCGACGGCGGCTCAGGGCGCCAAGGCGGATACCGCCGTGCAGCCGGCCGATCTGGCGCCAGTCGCGATCGCGGGCAGCTTCGGGAGCCTGACTGGGAGCGTGACGGAAGGGCAACTGGAAGCGGCTCTGGCCGCCAAGGTGAACAACACCCTTCCATACAATGTCGACGCCATCCGGGCACCGAACGCGTCGGACGACGCCACTGCCGGCTGGACAGTCGGGTCTCTGTGGATCGACGTGCTCGGTGACGAAGCCTATCGCTGCGTGGATGCGTCGCCTGGGGCGGCCGCATGGGCGAACACCACGCTGTCTACGGCGGAACTGGCGGTGGTGGCGCTGTCCGGCCAGTACGCGGATCTGCTCGGCAAGCCGACGGTCCTGTCCGCATTCGCCAACGATGCGGGGTTCATCACCGCCGGCCAGGCGCCGGTGCAGTCCGTCAACGCGATGGCGGGGGCGGTGGTACTGACCGCCACGCATGTGGGAGCAGCGCCCTCCAGCCACGTCGGGGCGGCCGGGGCAGCGCATGCAGCAGCCACCCAAGCCATGGCCGGCTTCATGTCGGCCGCCGACAAGGCCAAGCTCGACGGCGTCACCGACGGTGCCGAGCCTAATGCCGTGCAGTCGGTCAACGGTCAGGCCGGTGCCGTGGTGCTGTCCCACACGGACGTCGGCGCAGCATGGTCGGGGCATTCGCACGGGCTGGCGACGAGTGGGTTCGCCGGGTTCATGGCGCCTGGCGACAAGGCCAAGCTCGACGCGGTGGAGAGTGGTGCGACCGCCGATCAGACGGCTGGCGAGATCCTCGACGCGATCAAGTCGGTGGACGGGACCGGTTCCGGGCTCGACGCAGACCTGCTGGACGGCGTCCAGGCGAGCAGCTTTGCCCGGTACACCAACGCGCACACGACGTCCGATCCGAACGCGGCACCGGAGGGCTTCTCCAGCGGCGACTCCAATATCGACGGTGTGACCCAGGGTTGGCACTGGATCAAGTCGACGACCGCCCGCAGCGGCGGGTACGGCGTCCAGCTGGCGGTATCCGACACTGCCGTCGGGCGCGCTTACCTGCGTGTCCTGCAGAACGGGGGATGGGGCGGCTGGCTGACCGTCTGGACGTCCGGTACCGACGGGCTCGGCTCGGGTCTCGACGCCGACCTGCTCGACGGCGTCCAGGGGACCGATTTCCAGCAGAAGGCCGACACCTTCGACGGCATCGGCATCGAGGCGCCCGCGGTCGGGACCTACGACTACGCGCGCTCGCTGCCGGCGGCACGACGGATCGAGATGATCCGGCACATCTGCACCGTCGGCACCGCGACGGTGGAACTTCGCGACGATGGCGGGGTGCTGGCCACGCTGTCCGTGTCGACATCTGCAGCCGTCGATGCGGCTGTGTCGCACGTCGTGGCGGCTGGCGAGCGGCTCTACCTGAACGTGACCGCAGTCGATGGCTGCGAAGGCCTGGAAGTGTGGTTCGGAGGGTGAGGCATGGCGTTCCGGCATTATAGGGCGTCCGGCACCGGCCCCACCCTCCTGACGCTCTCCAGCGGGTCGATATACCAAGGTGCCGAAGTCGTTGCGAGCCAGTCGCACACCATCGTCGGCCGGTCGGTTGTGGTGAGCACGGACTGGCAAGTATCAGCTTCTCCGAGCTTCTCGACGGTCGTCTGGCAGAGCCTTGGTCAGGTGGCCGATCCGTTCACCGCAACGGTTCCGGCGAGCACGCTCGCGATCGCAACCGCCTACTACGCACGATGGCGGGCGAACTATGCCGATGCCTCGACCAGCCCCTGGGCGCCCGCGATCGGTTTCGCCACATCGGCCGTCACACCGCTGACGGTCAACACCATCATGGTGGCCGGTGGCGGTAACGGCGGATCGAACATCGGCGGTGGTGGAGGCGGTGGCGAGGTCTATCACGCGTCCCTGGTGCTGACGACGAACGACACGTTCGTCGTCACCTCGGTCGGCGGGCCCGGACAGAACACCGTCGCGAACGGCATCACGGTCATCGCCGGCGGTGTCGGCGGCACTGGCAGTGGCGGTGGTGGAAATGGCGGTAGCGGCGGCGGTGGCGCAGGCGACAACGATGGATCGGGAGGCCCAGCAGGCTCAAAGACGGGCTCCTACCTCGGGAACAACGGCTATTCGGCTGTGGGTATCAACTGGGTTGGCGGCGGCGGCGGCGGCGCAGGCGCAGCGGCCCCCGGCCGGAATGGCGGTGCCGGCCACACCTGGATAGACGGCCTCGACTATGGCTCCGGCGGTGGCGCTGGAGCGCGAACCGAGGCCGGCTCCGCTGGTAACGCAGGCGGTCCAGGTGCCGGTGCGGGCGTCATGGGCAACGGCGTTTACGGCCCTGGGCAGAGCGCTACCGCCCGTGGCGGCGGAGGGGGTGGCGGTCCCAACTACGGTGGGTCCAACGGCGGCGGCGGTGCTGCCGGCTGCGTGGTCCTCGCCTACTCCGGCACAACCGTGAAAGCCAGTGGCGGCGCCATCACGACCGATGGGGTCTTCACCTACCACACGTTTGCCGGGGCGGGCACGTTCAGCGTCTTGTAGGCGCCCGACAGATCTGCCGCTCGTTCGGCCTGCCAGTCCCGCAATCAATCAAACATCCGATGTCCAGGAGGTGGCCCGTGATCGTCGACGGCTATTACACGACCCTGCGCGAACTGCTGGCGACGGGGAACGCCGACAAGGTGGTCGCACGGATCGGCTTCGGGATCGGAACCGCTCCCGAGGCTGCGGGCGATACCGCGCTCACCGGCGCCTACGTCAAGGCGCTGTCCGGCTTCGAGATGGACCCCGCGAACCCCCGTCTGCTGCGCTTCACCTACAAGCTGCTGCGCGGCGAGGCTAACGGCATGGCGATCACCGAGATCGGCCTGTTCACCGCGGATGGACAGCTTGTCGCCCGCAAGGTGCGCAACCCGATCGTGAAGACCCCGGACATGGCGATCGGGGACAGCTGGGAACTGCTGGTCTGAGGAACACACGACATGGCGAACCTTCCCGATGTGACCACGCCGGGCTTCCCGGAGGTCTACGAACTGGCCGTGGACGACCCGGTCGCGGGCGGTCCGGACGGAGTCGACAACCTCCCGCACAAGCAGCTGGCGGAACGCACCCTGTACCTGAAGCAGCGAGCCGACAGCACTGCATCGGCCGTGAGTGCGGTCGACGCCCGGGTCGAGACGCTTGAGGCGAGCTCGGTCGGGTCCGTCGGCCGGGCAGTACCGCTCGCTTGGGAGTACGGGGACGAGGGCTACGACTTCGAGCTGTTCTCGCAGGGCTTCGAGTGGCGCGACATGGACCCGGTCACGGTCGTGCAGACCGTCGCCGGTGACGAGAGCATCGATGTGTCGGATACCTCGGAACTCCAGGTGGGCGGCACCTACGCGATCTATTCCGGTACTGGCGTCGCCTATCCGGTGACGGTATCCGCGGTCCTGTCGCCTGTGCGGTTCCGCGCGAGCGAGGTGCTGTCGGTCAGCCTCTCCGGCGCGACCCTGGCCCGCACATCGTGGGACGTCCGTGCTGGCTACGCGGTCGCGAAGAATGGCGGCGTCTTCTACTCCCGCCCGGTGCGGTCGCTGCGCTACTACGGCGATGGTCGCGTGGTTATCCGCCGCGACGACAGCGACGGCATGCTTGGCCTTCAGTACCGGGTCGCCGGCACGGGTGGTGCCTGGCAGGACGCCACCCTGCTCGGAACGGTCGCCCGCGCGGAGAACTCCCGCGACGAGGAGTACCGGGTGGTCGGCGGAAGCCTGGTCGAGTTCCGCCTGGAAATGGCCAATGGTCCCTCCGCCAGGGACATGACGGTGTTCCACATGGTGGCCTTCCCCGGCGATGCGGCTGGACGGGCCTGGGACGTGGCCCAGCCGGTGAACCTGTCCCCGGCCGACGGCGCCTCCGGCCTGAACGATACCGTCCCGCTGGTGGGCAGCGCCTACCGGAGCCTTTACGGCATCGCCCAGGACAAGCAGGAGTTCCGGGTGGCGACCGAGGCCGAGATGGTCAACGTCGTGTACTCGTCGCTGTTGGGTATCGCGAGCAACACCCACACCATTCCCGCCGGCAACCTGGCCGTGGACACCGTGTACTTCTGGCAGCTCCGCTATCAGGACGCGGACGGCACATGGTCACCCTGGTCCGAGCCCTCCGCCTTCACCACCGGGTCGGTGTTCCAGTATATCCAGCAGCCGACCAACACCGCGCCGGCCGCCGGAACCACCAGCGCGTCGGTCGTGCCGACCCTGCAGGCATCGGCCTTCACGGTGATCGGCGGCACGGACACCCACGCGGCGTCGCAGTGGCAGGTGGCCACCGACAGCGCCTTCACCGCAATCGTGCTCGATACCGGAGAGACCTCGTCCAGCAAGACCAGTCACGCGGTCCCGGCCGGCATCCTGCAGGATCAGACCGCCTATTTCTTCCGGGTCCGCTACAAGGGGGCCGCACTCGGCTGGTCGCCATACTCCAGCCCGACCGGCTTCAGCACCCAGGCGGTGCCGGCAGCACCGACCAACACCGCGCCGGCGAACGGGGCGACCGACGTGGCGGTGGCGCCGACCCTCCAGACCTCGGCGTTCTACATTCCAGGCGGCGGCGACACCCACGCCAAGTCGCAGTTCCATGTGGCGACGGACAGCGGCTTCGCGACCATCGTCTATGACAGCGCGGAGACTGCCGATCTGACGTCGCATGTGGCGTCCAGCGGCCTCGTGGCGCTGACGACCTATCACTGGCGTGCCCGCCACAAGGGCCTCGTCACCGGCTGGGGGCCGTGGTCGGCGCCAACCAGCTTCACCACCCGTCTGCCATCCGGATCCACGGCCTACGCGAGCTCGGGAACCTTCACCTGGACCGCTCCGGCCGGTGTCACCAGCGTCACCGTCAAGGTGATCGGCGCTGGCGGTGCCGGCGGCAACGACTATGGAGGTGGGCCATCACCCGGAGGTGGCGGCGGAGGTGGCGGTGCCATGGGCACCTACACCGTGATCCCCGGCACCGGTTACGCCGTGACGATTGGTGCCGGCGGTACCCCCTCCGGCAACCCCAATGGCGGCTCCAGCAGCTTCGGGTCGTTCCTGTCTGCGACCGGCGGTGCAGCCGGAGGCAGCGACCCCAATCGCAGCGGTGGTGCGGGCGGGGTTGGTGCTGGCGGAAGCACTCTGAACGGTACCGGTGGGGCCGGCGGCATGGGCGAGAGCGACAACCAGTCGGGTGACGCGACCGACGGCGGTAACGCCATCGGCATCGGTGGCGGCGGCGGTGGCGGCTGGATGCGTGGCTCCGGTGCCGGCGCCCTGAACGACGGGGCCGGGCAGGGTGGCGGCGGTGGCAATGGGCTGGGCGGTGTCGGGC